CCAAAGGTCAATTTACCACCTTCCTGGATATCGAGTTGTCCACCAATGACCGTTCTTTCTCCACCTACTTCGGTGAAATTCTTAACGTTGCTCATGTCGTTATACCTAAACTTTCATTTGAAGCACTTTGATGGCTTCTGGAAGTATCAACTTTCCATCCACACGTTGGGCTGCTTTAAATCCGACCTGTCCTGTCGCTGCATAGAGTTCATTCAGTCGTTGGAAAGAACGACCTTGTCTATCAGCGACCCAATAATAACTAAAATCTCCAAAAGCGACCGCTTTATTACCGCTACCGATGATAGGCACATACGCTGAAGTTTTGACTGGACGGTTGATGATGGTATCTGGTTCTCCTGCTGTGATAGAAGGTTGCCATAGATATAAGCCGTTGCCATCCTTCAATTTTCGGATTGCCTTGACCGTTGCATCGTTCATTAAGAACGACGATTTCTTGCGATATGGTGACTTTAATGAATAGAACAGATCATAAATCTCATCAATCGTAAGTGCTGTAGCACTCGCTGTAGTTACACCTAAGGTAGCACCACCTGTCGCATTAAAGATACCTGTCGGTTTTCCTGTTCCATTCCCAACAAAAAAAGCCTCTTCTTCCTTCGTGCCGATTCGACGGGCAAACTCACGGGAGATATAGGCTTGTAAATCAAAAACACTGTCATTAAGCAACTCTTCAGATACACGAATCATTGTTGCAAGTTTATAAGCACCGATGGAAACTTGTCCGAAAGCATCATCCGATTCTGGGATTGCTCCTTCTTCATCCACCCAAGATGCAGATCCTTTGGATGCAACAACAGGAATCTTTCTGTCACCGGATGACGTATTAATCGTTGTTGCCAATTGTCTGAAGATATTTTCTTCTTCAAGACCATCAATAAGCTTTCTTTCAAACTCATCTGGAGCAAGATACCCTCCTTCGCTGTCTGTTCCAACTTGAAGTGCATTCATGACGTCATAATTGCCTTTACTTCGCATGGTTTTCCAGAATGCATCCTTATAAGCATTGCTTGCTCTACCTGTTCTATCCTCACCATCAGGATTATTATTAGGTCTGTTGGTGAGAGGATGTGAAGTAGCTCTTGATAGTTCCAAATCAATCGTTGCTTGTCGTTCCAATCGTTCGATTTCCTTACCAAGATTCACCACATCTGCTTCCATTTTTTCATAGGTGTTGGTATCCTCAGCAGATAGCAGACCATCCGTACCTCGTTTCGTATCGAGGAATGCTTTCGTTGCTTCCCATGCCTTTGCTCGCTTTTCTCTTAACTCAAGTACTTTACTCATATGTTATTCCTCCTTAATGATTCAAGAGATTCAATCTCTTTTCTAACTGGTCAATAGGTGTCTTTTTTTCTTCCTTAACTATCAATTTGGAAAGCAACGAATTCGTTATCGTTTTCCGCGAGAACATCATTGCTTCAAATTCAGAGTTCTTTTCAGCCTCGTCATGAGGCTTATCAAATAAAATCTTGTCAGCAAAACCAAGTTCAATCGCTTTCTTTGCATTGAACCAACTTTCTGCATCCATCAAATGCGATATCTTAGCTCTGCCAAGTCCTGTCCTAATCTCATAGGCATTCATGATGCTTTCTTTGACCTCACCGAGCATATCAATAGCCTTCTGCATTTCAGCTGTGTCACCGATTGCAATAGTCATCGGATTATGAATCATCATGATAGCTACTGGTGACATGTAAACCTCTGTACCTGCCATCGCAATGACCGACGCTGCTGATGCAGCCAAACCATCAATCTTAATGGTCACATTTCCTTTGTAATCCATGAGCATGTTGTAAATCTGTGCTGCTGCGAAAACATCTCCACCTGGCGAGTTGATCCATACGGTAATATCACCTTCAGCTGACATCAGCTCATTCTTAAATAACTTAGGTGTCACCTCATCTCCATACCAGGTTTCATCCGATATTTCTCCATTTAAAAAGAGGGCTCTTTCACCCTCATTCTTTACCCAGTTCCAAAACTTACGTTTCATCCCTTTCTCCTCCTATTTTCTTCTAACTGTTTTTCATCGACATCTTCATTACTTTTTGAAGTTTTCTCCTTGCTTGTTGCAAACGCTCCAGCATCCTTCAACTTGGTCATATTTCCATTGATCAGATATAGATTGCCTCCTTCTTCATCCGTTATCGGATTCATATCCTCTAGTCCACGGATATCATTAGCCGATAGCCACCCATTCTGTCTTCCAACGGAATAACCGTTCATCCTGCTCTGGTAGTCTCCTCGGAGCAACCCATCGACATTGAACTTAATGAAGTAGCCCTTTTTCTCACTTGGGAGCAATAGTGCTTTCATCAAAGCTTGCTCCCATCGAATGACCCACGGATCCAACGTATATTTCACGAACTCCAGAGATTGTTGTTCAATATTAGAAAAGCTAGACTTTTCCAAATCTCCTACCATATGCGGTGGAATTCGATAAAGCCTAGCTATTTCATTGATCTGAAATTTCCTTGTTTCAAGAAACTGTGCTTCCTCTGGTGGGATACCAATCTGTTGGTATTTCATTCCCTCTTCAAGAACAGCAACCTTATGAGCATTTTTACTTCCTTGATAAACTGCGTTCCAACTTTCTCTGACTTTCGCTGGATCTTTAAGTATGCCTGGATGTTCAAGAACACCTCCTGGATTAGCTCCATTTGCAAAGAATGATGCTCCATACTCCTCACAAGCAAGTGTCATACCCACTGCATTTTTTGCCATGGCAATCGGGGAATAGCCAACTAATCCATCAAAGCCAAGTCCAGGTATATGCAGGACTTCATAATCCATTAAAGTGACTTCTCCATGCTGTTTAAAGTTTGGGCTTTCATCCGAATCTCTTCGATAAATATAGAAGAGTCGGCCATTATCGGAGCGATGAACCGTTACCTTATTGGGTAAGAGTGGATATAAAGCTAAAACCCTTCCGGTTTGGTCACGGATGATTTGTGCATAGGCATTTCCCCAAATTAAAAGATGACTCATCAGTGTTTCTCTGAACACAAATGAAGTCATCTCTGGGTTTGGTTCGTTATGCAGAATGTTGTATAGGGAATGGTTAAATACTCGTTCCTTCCCCTCGCTAGAATATCGATATAATTGCAAGGGTAATGATGCGATTGTTTCAGATAGAATGCGAACACAAGCATAAACCGCTGTAGTCTGCATCGCTGTATACTCATTAACTGCTTTTCCACTGGTTGTTGAACCAAATAAAAAGGAATACGATGAATTCAGATAATTGTTTCGTGGTTTATCTCTAGATTTAAATAGTTTTGAGATTATGATCATATGAATACACCTCTTTCTAAAAAAGACAAAATAAAAGCATCTACCATAGCAGATGCTCGTCTTATTACTCTTAATTACATAAACTTTAATGCCAATTCTTCAATTCTCACTTGATGCCCATGATTAAGTTTTGCATAGTATTTTGCATGCAAATCTACTGCATGAGCTGCTTTTTTTTGTCTTTCGATACCAAAATCTAATCCTATATTCACTAAATAGTATTCTGTTGCTTTAGCATTAATCGTTCGATGATACTCATTTCCATCCAACATATATATCAGTACATTAATGTAATCATTGGCTGAACCAATGTCCATTGAAGTCTGCCTATTAACTTGATTTTTTCCATCAACTCTAGTTAGCTCTCCAGAATATACTTTTTTCCCAATATCATATGCACATTCAATCATAGTTTTTGTAATAGCACCCATATAACCTGACTCCTCTTTATCAATCATTTGATTTAATCTGTTAACTCTTTTTTATGATATCATAAAAAGATGCAGCCTGCATATGATTCTGCAGCGTCATACACGGCTTCTAGCCGTCTCTGGTCATACCTAGTTGCAGATTATAAACTTATGATTCCCCTATCATCATAAACACTACCCTCGTCATTCCTATTTCGAATGCACCTATCAAGAGCCATTATGGCTGCGACAATTCCATCAATCTTTTCTACTGATTTTTCCTTATCTGGCTTGATGTTGCCCGCTGGGTCTTGTCGCATGACTACATTTTGTGCCATCCATTTTAGTACAGGATGTCCGCCATGATTAATGCTTCCACCCATTAAAAGCTTATATAGTTCCTTACTAGGTGGAGACATATCTTTGTATCCTTGGCCAAATGGAACGACTATAAAACCCATGTCCTCAAGATTTTGAACCATCTGTGTTGCATTCCAACGGTCAAAGGCAATTTCCTTAATATGGTACTTTTCGCCTAACTCTTCAATGAATTTCTCAATAAATCCGTAATGCACCACATTACCTTCAGTCGTATTTAGGTATCCTTGCATCTCCCATACATCGTAAAGCACATGGTCTCTCCGACATCTTAATTCCAACGTGTCCTTTGGTAACCAAAAGAATGGTAGTATGATATATTTTTCATCCTCCGACCGAGGTGGAAACACTAGTACAAAAGCAGTGATATCGGATGTACTTGATAAGTCAAGCCCTCCATAACACTCACGACCATTCAACGAATCAATATCTATCAGTAAATCACCACGCTTGTAAATATGGTCTGGTATCCAACATACCGTAGCTGAAGTCCAAATATTTAATCTAAGTTGTTTAAACACATTCTCTTCTGCCGGATTTTCAAGTGCATTCAGATACGCTTCACGCACTCGCTCGATAGTAATCGTATGACCTAGCGAAGGGTTTGCTTTATACCAATTCGACTCGTCATTCCAATCCTCTTCTTCATTAAGTCCATAAACGACTGGATAGAAACTAGTATCTTTTTTTCTACCTGCTTTAATATCAAGCGCTTTTGTGTGAAGTTCATAGCAAATGCTATTCTTATCATTTCCAGCTGTTGTTATGATAAAAAAAAGTGGTTGTTCCCTTGCATCACCTGAACCTTTAGTGAGGACATCATATAGTTTACGATTAGGCTGAGCATGAATCTCATCAAAGACTAGACCTGATACATTCAACCCGTGTTTCGTCCCTGTTTCAGCAGACAATACTTGATAATATCCGACATTTGAATAATTCACTATCCTTTTTGTTGCAGCAGTGATTTTAGAACGCTTAAGTAGTGCTGGTGTCATTTGAACCATTTGCTTTGCAACATCAAACACAATTGAAGCTTGGGATCTGTCACATGCTGCACCATAGACTTCTGCACTAGGTTCATTATCTGCATAAAGTAAATATAGCGCTATTGCAGCAGCTAGTTCTGATTTTCCTTGTTTTTTTGGTACCTCCACATATGCTGTAAGAAACTGTCGTTTACCGTCTTCTTTAACAATGCCGAACAAGTCCCGTATAATCTGTTCTTGCCAAGGCAATAAATAAAACTTTTTTCCAGCCCACTTTCCTTTTGTGTGGCATAAATTTTGAATGAATGCTACTGCTCTATCCGCTTTAGTTTTATCATAATGAGATGTATCAAGCATGAAGGGTGATGGAGTATATTGAAAAGGC